GCTAATTTAGCAGTTCTATCACCCAACGCTTTTTGAATATTTTCTTGATTCATTTCACCATAACTTGGTATATTATAAACAACATGATTTGTAATTACATAATACAAATAAGGATTTTGAATATCTTTGTAAGGTAAATTAGAAGCCTTATTATATTTAGTTAACCGCTTGAATTGATTTAATTTACCGATATTATTTTTTCCAACGGCATATATAACTACCGTATGTGTTGGGTCAAATTCTTCTAATAATTCAAGTGGGTTATAAGGATTTGTTGTTTTAATAATATTTTTTACATTATAACGTTTCATAATTGCACTTTTTTCTGCAAATGTAAGTGGTTTTCTTTGAGCGTCTTGCATATCATCGGTAACAATATACACACTATCTGAACCAAATCTACGGCATAATCTATCGTATTCTTCTTTATGGTGTAAACCCATTGGATTAAAAGTACCTGGATATAAAACAATAATTTGCTTATCTATCAAATCATTTTCATTGAAGATAGCAAGGTTCATTTCTTTTATTAGCTGTAATACTTTATTTTTCATCCATTACTCCCGTCTACCGATGGACCAAGTGGCGAGACTTCTGTTTGTGGGGCAAGTTGAACTGTCTGTGGTTGTTCTGGCCACACAACATCGTAGGGACTATCGTATTTAGTTATATCTCTCAATGCCTGACGATACACTTTCCATTCTTCTTTTTCTTCTGTGGTTAATGGTGAATCCGAAAGTTGTGTCCAATCACATTCATTTAATTTATTGTTTCTTGTAAATCTAATAGTAATCCAAGCGTTATCAATTATATTTTGTTGTTCTTCTTCAGTTAACTGCCTTGTTGTTTGATATTCTATTACCTCATCATCAGTAATTTCATAATAAGAACCGTCTATTACATAACTACCCGATACGGTAGCACTTACAAAACGATAAGGATACCAGCCAAATTGCTTTAATGAATTATTGTCTAATGTATCAAAGTTTGAAATATTAGCAAATGAGTTTGGTAAAACACGATGTTCACTTGCAATTTCTCCATCTTTTACATATACATATCGCATCATTAAATCCAATTTATTAAAAATATCACTTCATTATATAAATATACATAATACTTTTATATTATATTTTTTTTTCAAATACCATAATTTTAACATCAAATCTTCTTGGGTACAAATGTTCTGCTATTAAATTAAATTTATCAAAAACAATTTTTTCCACATCGATTCCGTCATCATCCCAATAAATTAAACCGCTATTTATACGATCTATTCCAACTGGTATAAATCTTTTTTTTTCATTTACAAAAATGAACTTTCCATCATTAGTTAATGAATCATATATAAATTGAACATCTTCATGCGGTGTTGGACTATGCTGTAAAACATAAACAGCCAAAGCAGTATCAAATTTATTTATTAATTCTAATTTATTTTGATCAGAAACAGGTGATGGTAATGGTGTAAATTTCTTACTATAAACATATTCCGAAGCTGCTTGTAACATCGGTTCAGAAAAATCTACACCAACCACACTACAACCAAGTCTTTCTATTAATCCCTTTGATAATCTTCCTACACCACACCCAAAGTCAAGTACATTAGAATCATTATGTACGTACAAATTAGATACTAAAGTATTAATAGTTGCTTCTGTTTCTTTTTCAAACTTATTAGAAATTCCATATTCTGGAGAAAGACAAATTTCTTTTGCATGACCGATGTCTCTTGGGTAAAACGCTTCTTTAAGATAATTCATTGTGTTATCTTTTATAATTTTCAGTAAATTCTGTTAATTCCTCTCTGATTTTAGCGAATGGGACTTCCCATTCTCCGTACTTTTCTTGCCTGAATAGTCTTACTGAATCATACCATCGTGAAGTGTCACCTGGTACTACCCATGTATAGTATGGCATAATCGGTGTAACTATCCAAGTTGGTACTCCCATCGCACCTGCAAGATGTGCTACTGATGTGCATGACGTAATTATAAGATCACATCCAGCAATAATAGAAGCGGTGTCATCCCATGTTTTCATGTGTTCTCTCATATCAGCAAAAGGAAGCCCATCTACACAATTTTCATCTCTTTGCAAAGAATAAAATGTGGTATTTGGAATATCGTGTAGGTTTATCATTAGTTCTGGATTAAAACGTCTGTGTTGTTCATCTTCAAAATCAGGTGAGCCGCTCCAACGAATACCAACTTTTAGCGTACCCTTCTTAGAAAACAAATTTCTTTTTTCTTTCGGAAAAATAAATGGTTTACCATCTAAATCTTCATATTCCATTCCTAAAATATAAGATGCAGACATAGCAGGAATCCAATAATCATAGTGGCAGCCCATTACAATTTCATTATCAACGCAAATAAAACCATGTCTTGAAAACAATTCTTTTAATTCTGGAGCACAAGAAACTAATACACGTGCACCCATTTCTTGAAATATTTTAGCAAATCGAAAATTAAGAATTTGATCGCCATATCCACCTTCACATCTGAAAAGAAGTGTTTTTTCTGTTAAATCTTCATCTTTCCAAATTTTTCCTGGTAAGGCCGGGAGTCCAAACACATTTATATATCTACCGTAATTAAAATGTTCAAACGCTTTCATCATGTTTCCATGGCGCATTTCATGCCAACCCAAGTTAAAAAGAACTCTCATATCATCTTGTGGTTGATTACGAAGTATTTCTTCACCTAATTCTGGACTACCATTTGTAGCATACCTTACTGCCATATCTAGCGGGTGGATAGTTTTTTTATCCATAACAAAACCTTTTATATTTTTATATAATAGTTACAAACATACTATTTTTTGATAAAAAAAACAAATTTTAATTAAATTAATATTGTTTAATTGCACCCCCATGTGTCCATCCAGCAGAAGCAGAAACCCACGTTGTTAATGTTCCAATTTGAACAGGTGAAGAGTATAAAGTTGTACTCCCCTGACCCAATTGACCATTGGCGTTTTGTCCCCATGACCATAATGATCCAGAAAATGGTGAATTACCGTTTTTAAGAGCAACAGACCAAAATCCTTTAGAGGTCAATACTGTTTTACTCCATTTATAATCATCAGCAGAAAAAGTTCCAAGTTGTATAGGAGATGAAGAATTTGTTCCAGCGGTTGCAGTTGCTAAGCCGTATCTCCCAAGCAGTGATCCGGGGTCTCCGGTTGAACTACCACCCCAAGAATAAAGTGAACCAGTTCCAGAACTTGTTGTTTCCATTGCAATCATGTGTATTTCTCCAGCAGAAGCAGAAACCCACGTTGTTAATGTTCCAATTTGGACTGGAGAAGATCGATTTGTAGTTGTACCATCCCCAACTTGTCCACTTGAATTCAATCCCCAACCCCATAATGTACCATCGGTTTTTATAGCAAGAGATGTTGCATTATTTGCACCACCACTATCGTGTCCTGCATATACTTCTTTCCAATTGGTCAATGTTCCAATTTGTACTGGAGAAGATCGATTTGTAGTTGTACCATCGCCTAATTGTCCTTGTCCATTATATCCCCAAGCCCATAGAGAACCAGTACCACCTGCACCTCTAATTGCAAGTCCATAGTATCCACCACCTGCTACCTTTTGCCAATCGGTTAATGTTCCAATTTGTACAGGTGAACTTTTAGCAGTACCAGATGTACCATCTCCTAATGCGCCAAAAGCACCAAAACCATTTGACCACAATGTACCATCTGTCTTTATTGCATAAAAACCACCATTTGCAGCACTTATCTTAGACCAATCAGTTAATGTACCAACCTGTACAGGTGATGATACACTTAACGCAGTGCTAATATTTAAACCAAGCTCTCCATTTCCATTAAATCCCCAAGTCCATAAACTTCCACTTGAATCCAAAGCCATAGAAAAATTCAAACCACCATCAACTGCAACCCAATTTGTTTTTGTAGTTGGTACAACTTGAACAGGAGAACTTCTACGAGTAGTTGTACTGTCTCCTAATTGTCCAAACGTATTAAATCCAGTTGACCATAATGAACCATCATTTCTAAGCATTAGTGAATGTTGATAGCCACACCCCAAATCTTTCCAAGTTGTCAATGTTCCTATCTGTACTGGCGAACTTGAAGCAATTAAACTACCCCTTCCTAACTGTCCATTAGAATTAACACCCCACCCCCACAAAGTACCATTTATTTTTATAGCTAAAGTATGATTTCCACCAGCAAACACTTTTCTGAATCTTTCTGAATATGGGGCCATTACTCTTGCCGGTTGGATATTCGGTAAAGACAAACCTAACGCTCCGGATGTATTTCCTCCCCATGCCCACATTGAACTATCGGTTTGTATTCCTATTGTATGTGAGTATCCTGCTGCAACATTTGACCATAAAAAACTTCCTACTTGAATAGGTGATTGTTTATCAACAGTTGAAAAATCACCAAGCTGTCCTGCAGTATTACGTCCCCATGCCCATAATGTACCATCATTTTTAATAGCAGCAGTATGAAAACCACCTGCAACTACTTTAGTCCAAGTTGTCAATGTTCCTATTTGTGTTGGTGAACTCCTGGCTGTTGTATCTCCTGCACCTAAACCCAATTTTCCATAAGAATTATCACCCCATGACCACATAGTGCCATCTGTTTTTATAGCAAATCCACAAGCACCGCCTGACACAACATATGACCAATTAGTTCCTGTTCCAATTTGTACTGGTGAAGATTTAGTAATACTTGTACCATCGCCTAAATTACCTTGTAAACCAGATCCCCAACTCCAAAGTGTACCATCAGTTTTTATAGCGAAAGAAGCAGGTGTTAATGTCAAAAAACTTTGATAAGCACCAGCAGCCACTTTAGCCCAATTGGTCAATGTTCCAATTTGTACTGGTGAAGATCTAGCAGTAATTGTACCATCGCCCAATTGACCATAACTATTATCACCCCATGCCCATAAAGTACCATCTTTTTTTACAGCTAACGAATATGATTCTCCAAAAGAAATATCTGACCAATCTGTTAAAGCACCTACTTGTATTGGTGAAGATTGATCTATTTGTGTTCCATCACCTAACTGACCAGAAGCGTTATAACCCCATGCCCACAATTCTCTTGAGATAGTTGGACCAGGAGGAACTTTACTTGCATTTATCATAATATTTTTAATCATAATACAACCTTATATATTTTGTCCACCAATAAAACCATACCAATTAGATCCAGTATTCAATGAAATAAAACCAAAAACATCTTTTTTACCGTTTGTACTTGTAAGTGTTGGTGCAGTACCCGCTGGCCAAGATACCGATGCACCCCATGAAACCGCTCGTGGAGTTCCATCTGCAGTAAATATTAATACAAATGAACCAGCATTATTTGGAGCAGGTGGTGATGAAATTGTTAATGTTGTAATAGCAGCGTTAAGAGCAACATTAAATACATTACCGTTTGCTAAATTCAAAGTTAAACCACCAGCTGATATTGTAGGCGAAGTAAATCTTTCTTCATAATCAACTAAAACAGGTGTATTTAATGAGCCAGAAAGAAATATGCTACCAGATACAGTTATATTTTGTCCCAATGTGTTAATGTAGGATGCGGTTGTTGCAAATGAAGAACTCACACTATTAAGTACATATGAAGCCGTTGTTGCATAAGATGCAGAAGTTACAGTTCCACTCCAATATGATGCTGTTGATGCGAATGAAGAACTAACGGCATTAAGTACATATGAAGCAGTGTTAGATGTAGTTGCAAATGATGAACTTAATGATTGTAAAGCATAAGATGCGGTTGTTGCATATGAAGAACTCACACTATTAAGTACATAAGATGCTGTTGTTGATGTTTGGGAATAAGATGCAGAAGTTACAGTTCCACTCCAATAAGAAGCGGTTGATGCGAATGAAGCACTAACTGCATTGAGTACATATGATGCGGTTGATGCCGTCCCTTTTAGAGAACCTGTGAAAGAAGTTGAACTAACCGATGTTAAATTACTAACAACGGGTGCTACTTGTATAGAACTGTACCCTGGTAATGTTTGTACTGCAAGATTGCTACCTATTAACTCTGTTAATAAATCACCATATGTTATATAAGCATTATTACTATTTTTAACATAAAATTTATCAGTATTCGCTAAATTTAATAATTGACTATTCGGAAGAATTAAATTATCGGAATTTAAGTTAGTTAAACCGCTACCGTTACCCACGAATGAACCAGTAAAAGAACCAGTAAGACGTGTTAAATCCTGCGTAATACCTATTCGCTGATTACTGTTAACACCCAATGAAACTGATGCAGATACAGAAGACAGATGAGCATCAGAACCACTAACAACTATTTTTTTCCAAGTAGACAAAAGGTAACTCCGTAATTTATATCAATATTTATAAATATGTAGTTTTAGGATAGTTTCATTTTATAAAGTAGATAATTTCAAATCATTTACAACCCAGTTTCTTACATCATTAGTTTTAGCAAAATAAACAGTAACCCCCTTATTAACAGACTTTGTATAAATAGAAAGTACTTCCTGTAATCCGCCATGTATTCCTGAACCAGATGATACTTTTGTGTAAGACATTGTTGATTGATTTTTTGATGTTTCATACGGTATAACATATGTATACAAACGTTCTGTAACACCCGCATCAGAATTCCTATTGTAATATAAAGTATAAGAATTACCACCCAAAGAATAAGAGCTACTCAAATTAGTATTTACTGTTCCTGAATCAGAACCCATATCACCGAAAGCCCCGAATATAAATGGATTATCATCATTTACAGAAATATCGTATTTGAATATTCCAGTAACGGGATAACCATGCTTTATAGTGAATGTTCTACCAAAAGCTGATGCAGTTTGTGTTGTAATTACACCGTCTGCTGAATTTACTGGAGACAATACAGGGTTATAATAAGCATCTGTTGTTGGATTATATAAATAAAAATAACCCCAACCATCAAAAATATCACCACCCCAATCTGACCAATTCTGCGATGAACCAGTTGGTGGTTTATTTGTACCAGGATATGCAAATTTTGCAATCGTTGTAGCAACTGGTACACCAGACGCCATATCCTTTGTTACTGCTGCACCTACTGTTAAAGAAAATGAAGAAGTATAACCGTTTGAAATAATGTAAAGAGAAGATGTTGTTGTAGTTGGTGTTGGTATTAAAGCAAAGCTACCACGGACTCCCGTTTTAACAAAAGTCAAACCACCCTTACCACCACTATTTGAAATAGTTAAACTCATTTAATATACAATTGTTGAAGTTTGTAAACCAAATCATAAACAACTTGAACTTCTTTTCCTTTGAAAGTACAATCTGAAACCAATTTTAGTAAAAACTCCAATTCCTCCTTGCTAAAGGGAGGAATTGGTGGTATAGGATTATTATTTTGTTCTACTTTTTCGTTTCTATTAGCTAAGCCCATAAAAAACCTTTTAATTATTTGTAACATAAAATTTATTTATTAAGAATATATCCAAATGTTTCCAGTATTACTATCTACAAAAATTGTTCCATAACCAGTTGCACCGCCATAAACAGGATTTGATGCAGGATTTGCAGTTCCTTCTTGTATTACACCCATGAAAGCATCTGGAGTTAAAGAAGTTGCAGTTGGTAATGTATTATTTTGTAGAGCCCATCTATCAGCGGAAGCATCAACACCAAGAGCATAACCATTAGTGGAGCTTTGTTGAATTATAATACCGCCATCTGTATTTGTATCTGAACCAGATGCAAATAAAGCAAATTTATCTTCAATGGTAATGTTTGTAGTATCAACTGTTGTTGTTGTACCAAGAACTGTTAAATTACCAGTAACAGAAAGATTATTGTTTACAGAAAGATCATTGTTTACATAAGTAGTAGATACATTATTACCAAGAGCAACAGTACCTGCACCAGTAGTACCAATATAGATATTGGATGCATTTGTTGTAGCAATATTTAGTGTTGTGGCAGACGTTGTAATATCACCACCGTTTACTGCAAGATCACCAGTCAGAGTTACATTAACAAATTGAGGACTATCACCAGTTTGAAGACCAGTATCAACGTCTGTATTTACACCATTAATTGTTGCACGGACTGTACCTTGAGATGGTGAAGTAAATGATGAACCGCTAACAGTTCCAGTAGGAAGTGAAGATACAACACCACTCGTAAATGTTGTTGACGCTGTATTCAATGTTATATTTGGGGTACTTCCTTCACCAGATAATGCACTTGATACAAGAGCACCTGAAGCAGATACAGATTGAACATAATCACCAGTTGTATCAGTTCCTAATGCAACCGAATTAGCTTGTATTGTTGCAACACCAGTTGAAGCGTTGATAAGAATATCACCACTCACACCTGCATAAGATGATGAGTTAAAAAATGTTTGTAGTGAACCAGAATTAACAGATAAACTATCAGTACCTTCTACTGCAATACCAGAACCTGCTAAATCAGTTAAAAGGTTTGAATATGTAATTTGTTTATTTCCAGAAGTTGCATTACCTGGATCATCGTTAACAAAGAATTTATCAGTTGAAGCTAAATTTGTTGTTGCCGTTGTTGGAAACGTTGGGGTAGCAGTTACACCCGTAATACCCGTACCATCACCCGAAAATGCTCCTGTGAAAGAACCTGTAAAAGAACCTGTAAGTTTGGTTGATGCTTGTGTAGTTCCTATTACTTGGCTTGAACCAACTAATACTCCAACGGAAGCAGTAACTTGTGCTAGTTCTGCATTACTACCAGAAACTATAATTTTTTTCCACGTTGCCATTTAACTCTCCAAATTAATTTTTTTGTTATATAAATAAATATGCATTACTTTCAGAAATAATCAAACTTCCAGTAGAACTTATCAGAGGTAATGAATTAGTTGATGGTAAAGTAAATGTACCAGCTAAAACAAGACTACCTGTGATGTAAGCAGAGCCAGTAAATATCAATGTATCAGCATCAAAATTTGTACTACCCGTTACTGTTAATGAACCAGTTATTGTTTGATTACCATTAAATATATTTGAACCTGTTGTTGCAAATGAACCAGTATTTATTGAAGCATTCGCTGCATTAAGTGCGTATGATGCAGTAAGTGCGTATGATGAACTTAACGCTGTTGAAGCATAAGAAGCTGTACCGAATAGTGAACCAGTAAACGATGGTGCTTGTATAAATCTACTTACAAATAAAGAACCTGTGAACTGATGTATATCGTCTGTACTATCACCGAACTTGCTTGAACCAGATACTAATATAGTTTCGTAATTTACAACGGAAGATGAAACCACATACGTTCTTGCGGTTATAGTTCCACCCACAACTACATTACCGTCAAAATTACCATTAGTTGCGTATAATGTTGAAAATCTCGGTGAATCTGCTTCACCCAAACCAAGAACACTTCTTTGTCCAGAACCAGAAACTATGTTTGTTCCAAATAAATTTATAATTGTTTGAGCAGAAGATGAAACTAAACCCGTTGGTTTATTTAAGATATTATTCCAATAAACAGAGCCACTTAGTTCACCACTCGTTACAAATCCCAACGCACTAATTTGTGCAGAAGAAGAAATTGCACCATCAAATATCCCACTAAATAATGGAGCGGTTATTGTTGCACGAGAAGTAAGTGAACCACTTAGAAATAAAGAACCTGTGAACTGGTGTGTATCGTCTATTGTATCACCGAACTGTGTTGAACCCGATGCTTTAATCGATTGTATATCAACTACCGAAGATGAAATTACATATGTTCTTGCGGTAAGTGTACCGTCTATATAAGCGTTACCTAATAATGTGAGTCCACTACCAGAAATATTTCCGAATACAACATTATCAGAAGTACCCAATCCGATAGAACTTCTTTGTGCGGATGATGATATAATTCCAGTTCCACCCAACACTTGAACAGAAGATGAAACTAAACCCGTTGGTTTATTAACAAGTTGATTCCAATCGGATGAAGTTATAAATCCAAAATTAGCAATCTGTTGTGAAGACGAAATTGTTCCCGCAGCAACAAGGTTTGTAAGTCCAGCACCATCACCAACAAAAGTTCCATAAACAGAACCAGTTATGTAAACTGAACCCGTGAACTGATGTGTGTCAAACATATCGTTACCGAATATATTTGAACCACTACTAAATGATTGTGTTACACTTATAACCGAAGATGAAATAATAAGTTGCCTTGCGGTTAAATCACCAGTAAGAGTTAAATTATTAAATGTAGGTGAATCAGTTATACCGAGTCCAAGTACACTTCTTTGTGCAGAACTCGATATAATATTTGTACCGCTAAGATACTTAATAGTTTGTGCAGAAGAAGATACAACACCACTTGGTAATGTTGCTGCTGAAATGTTTGTTAACTGAGAACCATCGCCCTTAAAATAATAGGCATCAACAGTTCCAGATACAGCTAAGTACGTAACAAGAGACCCAGTTCCATCGAGGAGCGTAGAATCATCCACTGGGTCAGTTTGTAACAACCTATAATACGATTCAGATACGTAAAGGTTAGTTAAATCTCTTTGTGTACTTGGCAATTATTCTCTCTCATTAATTCCAATATAAATATCAATTATTTGAAACTAATAACTTTTTTTCTAATTCTTCTATTCTTTCCAAAAGATGTTTTATTAATAAACTATGATACGGTGTTATTTGATCGTTGTTAACCACAAGTTGAGTATCTTTCGGTGAAATAAATCCATCGGAATCAACCGATTCTTCTAAGCCAGGTTTTGGAACACCACCAACTAAATGTTCAAATCCAGTTTTTACAAGTTGTTGAGCAGAATATCCTGTTTTTATTCCCTTATCTATTTCATCTTTCCATGTAAATTGAATTGAATCGACCCCTTTAATGAACCTAATTGCATCTGCTAATTTAATTTTACCGATTATATTTTTAAGTCTTTCATCTGAAGTTGCATTAAATTCAGATGCTTGAATACGAGAATTTGCAGTTAATGAATATGGATTTGTTCCAGAAGATGTTCCCGTATATGGTGAAGGGACGGCTGGTGATAAATATGCGTATGAATAAGTTGCATTCACACTACCATTTATAGTCACATAACCAGATTGTGTTTCTGTTCCAATTAAGACGCCACCCGTTGCACCTGATTGTGCATTTATTATCAATTTACCAGAGCCAGATGCATTCATCCATAAATTTCCATTTGGATTTAAACTATGTATGTGGAAATTACCATCATCAAATATCTGTCCACCACTTGTTCCAAAATTTATTGCACTACCAGTTGCTACCAATTGTAATGTTTTACTTGCAGCACTTGGTATTTGAACAAGACCAGTATCGGTTAATGACCATATAACACTACCATATGCACTATCAACAACTTCAATTGTTCCTGCACTATTTAACCTAAAGTATTTATGTGGATTGGTTACTGGACTTGTGCTATTAGATACTCGTAAGAAATCAATATACGTAGAACCACCGACTGTGTTTGAACCCGATACATATATTGCGGTATTTGT